GGACAAGACCCAGGTAACTTTAACGCAGATCAAATTAAACGGTTAAAGAAACAATTATACGGTAAATGATGAAGAACAGATTATTGGAATGGATGGATAGAAAAGCGGGAGGAAAAACCGAAAGTGAAATCTACCAAAGCAGATGGGTGTGGTATCATACTATATTAGCTTTTGAGATATTTTTAACAAACATTCTATTGATCTCTATTTTATTATTACTGGCAATTAAATTATGATAAAAGGTAAGAAAGTAAGGGGTAAGACAATGAAAAAGACATTTATGTTTTTAATACTTGCAGTAGGAATTGGATGTACAGGTACGCTCAACGAAGTTCCATATACATGGGAACGTGGGGTGCCTCAATTTGAATGGGTAGAGCCTTTGATATTCGAGCACAATCTACAAATATGTAGAAGTGCTGATGTTTGTAGAGCAGAATCCCTATTCGAGAAATAATATGATGATAGCTGGATGGATAATGTTTGCAATACTGGTGTGTATTAACACAGCAGTATATGTAGGCATTGATATGGCTTTTGAAAATGATTTTTGGAGAGAAGATGTCAACTGAAATGGGATTACGGTGGCGTGAAAGCAGAAATGCTCTGGCATTTCATGAAATGGAATTACGTAATGCAATCTTCGGACTGCATACTCGTAGATTCGGCACAGTAGCCGAGATTATGGTTAAGAAAATCATAGGGATAGAAAATAGTAATAAGTTGAATTACGATCTATTTGATAAAGTTAATAATATGAGAGTAGAGTGTAAATTCTCACGATGTCAACGATCACATACTTTAAAAATTACTGAGAAGAATGTTCTAAAGGCTTTAGAGTTTGAAACTGATAGGCATATCTTGTTCGCAGAACGGGAAGATTATGATTGGGATAGCAATATTCAACAAGTAAAAAAGTCTGAATTTGACCAATTATTTTACGGAGTATTCTTCGCAGATCTTATAGTAATATTTAAAATAGAACCCAATCAGATAGGGGATAATGTACAATATTCTGATAAACAACACAGAGGAAATACTGGAGAAGGACAGTTTCATTTAAACAATAAGAATATCCAGTATCATTTAAAAAATCACTTATACAAATATATAAGTTATAACGAGTTAAACGAATGGCTACAATAGCACTAATAGAAACGAAACCCACCGCTCAAAACTACGATAAGTATTTTGAGTTTGAATTTGATAGATTTGCATTATGTTCAGATAGTGGTGTGCAGAAAGTTCTAAAACGAAATGTAGACTTAGAGATAGACACAGACGATTACGAGTGGCTTATTCTAGTTGGAGCTGAAGCGTTTAAACATTTTACAAACAAGTCTTCCGTGACTGAATATAATGGCAAAATCATAAATGATAAGTTTTTAGCACTTATGAATCCTGCTGTTATTAAGTTCAGACCTGAAGCAAAAAAGAATTTTGAAGAAGCAATAAAGAGTATTTCACAGTACGTAAGTGGTGAATTAAAATTAGAGAAATTAGATGAAGAAAAATGTTACGGAATCCAAGACAAAGGAAAATGCCTTGAGTTCTTACAGTCAGCAATCGATGCACCTAGAGAGTATGTTGCACTTGACTCAGAGACAAGTAGTTTATACGCGCGAGATGGTTATATGCTCGGGTTTAGCATGTCTTACGAGCCTGACCATGGTTGCTATTGCGATGCTAATATCATTGATAATGAGATAGAAGCAAAGATGCAAGAACTGTTTGATAAGAAAACAGTTGTATTTCATAATGCTAAGTTCGACCTTCAATGGTTTGAATATCATTTCAACTTTAAATTTCCAAAATTTGAAGATACTATGCTTATGCATTATATGTTTGATGAAAACCCAGGCACTCATGGATTGAAACAACTTGCTATGAAGCACACTCCTTATGGCGATTATGAAAAGCCGTTAGAGGATTGGGGTAATAACTATAGAAAACAGCACGGCATACTTAAAGCCGCCTTCAGTTATGATTTGATACCTTTTGATATAATGAAGAACTACGCAGCTATGGACGCTGTAGTAACCTTTTTATTATATGAGAAGATGTCAGTAGCTTTAGCTAAGAACGATAAACTTAAGTGGGTATATGACAATATATTACTTGAGGGTTGTGACTTCCTAAAACAAGTAGAATCAAATGGTGTACCGTTTGATCTCGAAAGACTTACACTAGGACAGAGCATAATGCAAAAAGATATAGAAGTTGCTATAGAAAAGTTATATGAGTTTCCTGAGGTAAGACAATTTGAAAAAGCAAAGGGAAGCCCATTTAATCCAAATAGTACAGTTCAATTACGATCACTTTTATACGATTACATTGGTTTAACCCCAACGGGTAAAAAGACGGGTACTGGGGCTGATTCCACTGATGCCGAGGTTTTGGGACAATTAGCACAAGACCATCACGTTCCCGAACTAATTTTAGAAATTAGACAAAAAGTAAAAATAAAAACTACATATTTGGATAAAATTATACCAAATTTGGACAGGGATAGTAGACTAAGAACAGGTTTCAATTTACATGGAACTACCTCGGGTCGTCTATCTTCTAGTGGAAAGCTTAATATGCAACAGTTACCGCGGGATAACCCCACAGTAAAAGGATGTATTAAAGCGCGTAAAGGACACAAAATTGTGTCAATGGACTTAACAACGGCAGAGGTGTATGTTGCCGCAGTTTTGTCAGACGATAAAGGTTTGCAAGACGTATTTAGACAAGGGGGAAACTTCCACTCTACAATCGCAAAGCAAGTCTTTAAACTACCTTGTGAAGTTGGACAAGTAGATGAACTCTACAAAGACAGACGACAACAGGCGAAAGCTGTTACATTTGGAATAATGTATGGAGCTGGGCCTGCCAAGATTAGTTGGCAAGTTAGTAAAGATAGCGGTAAAGAATTTACCGTGCAGGAAGCAAATAGAGTTATTGCAGGATACTTTGAGTCTTTCCCTAAATTGAAAGGTTGGCTAGATGCACAACAGGCTTTTATTAGAGCCAATGAGTTTGTATATAGTCAATTCGGAAGGAAGCGCAGACTTCGTAACGCCAAGAGTAAGGATAAAGGCATAGCCTCTCACGAGGTTAGAAGTGGTATTAACTTTTTAGTTCAATCTGCAGCATCAGACATAAATCTATTGGGTGCTGTGGAAATGCAAAAATTCATAAATAGAACAGGGATGGATGCCAAAATATTCGGACTAGTACATGACAGTATTTTAGCTGAAGTACCAGAAGATGAAATGGAAATCTATTGTGATAAGTTGAAATTCTTCGTTCAAAAAGAACGAGGACTTTCCATTCCAAATTGCCCTGTAGGTTGTGACTTCGAGATAGGTGATGACTACAGTTTTGGCAAATGGGAAAAAGTATATTAGAAATGAATCTACAAGAGAAGAAAGCGGTGCGCGTTGGCCGTAATGACTACAGACGCAGACGAGATGCTAAGCATCAAGAGGATCTCACAATGTTGATATTGATGATTGCAACCTTTGGTTCAATTATTTATTCACTAAACTCATTAGGATAAGACTATGAAAAGACCACCCACACGAAAAATAGGGATTACAGGACACACAAGCGGTATCGGAAAAGAAATATACGAGCACTGTATGTTTAAAGGACATGACGTTACAGGATATAGTAGAGCTACGGGCTTTAATATACTGGAGAAAGATGCTGATAATATTATTAACGATATTCTTAGAAAAGATATTGATGTTGTTTTTAACAACGCTTGGGTTCCTAAATTGCAGATTAAAATATTAAAAGTTCTGCATCAGCAATGGAAAGATAGAGAGGGCAAGTTTATAATCAGTACAGGCTCTGCAAGTATCTACCAACCAGGTTTAACAGGTGAGGTGTATCAACAAGATAAAAAGGAGTTGAGGGATTACAGTATCAATGCTGCCCTTCAATGGCCTTATAAGAACGCGTGTAGAGTATCTAATGTTAGTCTAGGATGGACTAATACTGCTCTAGTGGGAGATACGTATGAGAATTTCATTGATCCCTATGAAGCAGCTTTAGTATTATTAAATATGATGGAGTACCAAGATTATGTGATTCCTGAAGTAATAATATCTAATAAGATGCAACCCCCAGAGGAAGTTGCTCCTATAAGAGATAGGGCAGCAGCTCACATGGGCGCTTCTATTATCCAAAGTAATAAAATGATGTTAGAAAAAAATAGTCCAACACTTAGTAAGATATACGACTCCCGTGAGAAATGATCGTAAATGAAGCTAGGATAGGATTTGTTCATATTCCACGAACTGGAGGAACAAGTGTAGAACGAGCCTTAGCAACAAAGTATAGAAGTGCTACGGCGATGGTTAATGAGATGCCAATGAAACAAGCTATACAGAAGCAAACTACTGTATCTATGGGTACTAAAGAGCTTCAAAAGAAACACGCTACTTATAATGAGTTGATAGAGTTCTATCCCGATTATAAGTATTATACTCTAGTAAGACACCCCCGAGCAAGACTTGAGAGTGTTTATCATTTCTTTGTATGGACTAAATTAGTACATACATCTTTTGAGGAGTGGATCTATCGTACACTATATGGTTTAATGTATAATATACCTAATGCAGAGATAGACGAAGAACCGTATTTAGTAGACCTAAATATTCCGTATTTACAAGTAGACTATATCGGTAAGGCAGAAGTACATAAACTAGAAGAACAAACAATTTGGGAAGCATTAAATATTCAACCAAGACATGATTTTAATGTTCCTCGAACACAACCAATAAAATGGGATAAAAATAGTATAAAACTGATGAAAAAAATCTATCAGAAAGACTATGAAGAATTAAACTATGAATGAAAATATAATGAGCACAGAAGATATGGCATTAGAAGTAGCTGGGGCTGACCCCCGAACAAATGCATATATGCCCCTTAGTGCAGGAGTAGAGAGTACTGCTACATTGTTGTACGCAGTAAAAGATCCAGAGATATTTCCTTGGTGCGTACATTGGTATGAACCACGCTATGGACCATTTGCGGATGCAATGGCTTTTTATAGTAGGAAACAGGCAGAGTATTTTAACTTACCATATGGAAATGATACTTCTATGCTTTCTACAATAGGATATACTAGAGAAGTTCCAATTATTATAAGTGGACTAAGTGCTTTTATGTCAATAATATTAGGTAGCCCAGGCAAGTTTAAATTTAAATGGTTTATGATGGGAGGTAATGCGGAAGATGATATGCGTATGCGTCTACAATTTAGAGAGTATCGCAAAATTATGATAAATTATCTAAGTGATTGTTTAGACTCATCTGGTGCACACTTCAATGCAATTAGAGATGTTCCAGAAGTAAGAAATCCACTGGACTTTATGAGTAAAGCAGAAATGCTTTCTTTAATAATGCGTCATGATCCTAACCTATATGAAATGATATGGAGTTGCCCCTTCCCCAAAGGAACTCTTACTAAGGATGATGAAATTACTGGGTATATTCCGTGCGGAGAGTGCTATAAGTGTGGAGAATTTAAAGCTGCACATAAGTTAGCAAGTGACGCTAAATTCAGATATCAGGAAGGGAAAGAGTATTTTACTCGTTTTCATAATATTGAACAACAGATGGGGAAAGATCAAAGAGATGATGGACAGAACTGAGATTCAGGACTGGACGATAGAAGCAAATTTTTTATCTCAAGAAACCTGTGATATTTTAGAAAACCATTTTAACTTGGCAAAGGAAAATAACAGATGTACTTATGAAGATGTGAATGAAGTTTATGAAGATGGGAAAGCCTATAATTTATACGGAGATAGTTTTTGCGAATCTATAGGACTCTACAAAACTCCAGTTGCAAATCAATGGGCAAAAGGTAAATCTCTAAGTCTTGCATATGGACTTATGAGAGAGTACGAAAAGGGGGCACAACTTAAGTGGCACAGAGATCGGTGGCAATGTGAGTACTCCTGTACTGTACAAATAAGTAATAAGCCTTGGCCTATACATTTCTCAGAAACATACATAGGTGGTATATGGGGAGCAGATGCTTCAGTAATTCTACAAAGAGGAGATGCTGTTTTCTATAAAGGTTGCGAAATATATCATTGTAGAGCGCCTCTAGAACATAAAACTTCTAGGCACTTATTTTTGCATTATGTAGAAAAGGACAGCGCATTAGATAACAAAGACTTCAGACCAAATTACGGACTGGCAAAGCTGGAGTTACCAAAATTAAAATCAGTCAGAGGAGGAAAAGTATAGTGGCAGCAATAGTAAAGGAAGCCTATAGTGATGGGATTATAAAAGAGATCCGTCATTTTAGAGACTTAACAAAAGAAGAATATGGAAAAATTCTTCATCAAAGAGTAAATATGTTCGTAGTATGGAATAAACGTATTATGAATCCTATTGATAAGCATGATAAAGATTCACATTTTATAATGGTTTGGGAAAGAGATAGACTATTAGGATGTACTAGAGTTTGTCTACCTTTTTCCCAAGGTTTTGAAACAGATGATTTTACCTTTAACTATCCTACATGGGATAAATGCACAATAGTAGATATGAGAGTATCAATGTTTCCTACAGATCAGTCCCACGCAGTATGTCATATGTGGGCTCCTGAGTGGGGATTAAGAATATGTGGTACTGAAAATGGACAAATGGATATGTATGCTGATGGACACCCAATACTATTAGCGTATGCAAAGAAAGAAAAGAATTTAAAATACATTGGGAATTATAAGGACAAGTGGGGGTATGAAGGATATCGCTGGATATACGAACCCAATGACAGACAGGTGGAGCATCATAAATTGCATGAGTGGTTGAACGCCTATCATGAAACCTAGACGACTCCAGCATCAAAGGATACAACAAAGACAAAGATCCCAAAGAAGAGTTTGGAGATTGAAAGAGATGAATAGCAGAGTAACAACAATAAAAGAATTAACATTTCCGTTATTTGTAATACACACAGATAATATAGAAGAACTCGACGGTATCGTATGGATAGATGATCAAGTACTAGATGATACAAATATGGAAGGAGAGACACTAGGCTTAAGACGAATACAGAGTCCGATGAAAAGTATATACCCCTTAAAGTATATGATTGAAGATGAAATTGGACTAATGAAGCATAGAGGTAGCACGTTTATTGATAATCAAGGTAAAGTTATAAATTATGAAAAGACTAGAAGCCTTAAGCTAAAGTATCACAAGATAACCAATAGGGAAAAGAAAGGCGTAGCTACTGTTCTATGGTTAAAAGATGTACCCTTTCCGTTTGCAGAAAAAAGTCCCCCCGATATAGAAGTTACTTGGGCAGGATTGTTGTATGATCACAGTATTCCTTGGAAAATATATGACTTTTCTAGTGAGAAGAAAAAGGATACTTGGAGAAAGATATGAAAAAAGAAGTTAATTTTAGAGGCTGGAAAGAAGATAAATCTTTTCGTTGGTTTGTTAAACTTTTAATAGTAGGAGTTCTTTTAATACCGATACTAGCATCATGCCAAACAATAGATAAAGATATTTACGATCCACCTTTATACCTAGATCCCCCGAAGGATCTCTTTGAAGAGTGCGTTATAACAAAAGAAGCTGTTTATTGCAGCGAGGAGATAGAGAGGATAGCATAATGATAGACTACCAAAAAATTATAGACAAAATGCATGAAGGCATTATTTTATTAGAGTACACCAGCTTAGTTAGTGGTGACCACAAGAGTAGAGAAGTAACTACTTGCCATAAGTACTTACCAAGAAATGCACAGGTATTCAATAAAAATTGGGTACAAAATGCTGGAGATACTAAAATACTTTGCTATGATCTAGAGTTTCAAAAATGGGACGATATTGATGTAAATACTATAACCAGTTGGTCTGAAATTGAAGGAGACTGGAAAGTAAAAATGTTACAACAAACTGATCTTAATTGGGACGGTAATATTTAATGTGCGGATTTGTCGGAACAACTAATCATCAGTTAATAAACTTAATGATAGATAAACAGCAGCATCGCGGACCAGATGCTCTGCACTATTATGCTGACAACAAGTTTACCTTTGCTCATGTATTGTTAGATATTAGTCAAGAAAGGCAGTTACAACCTTATATTACCCCAAAAGGAAATGTATTATTATTTAATGGGGAAATGTATGACACGACAATTCCTAATGATACAGAATGGCTAGGAAAAGCCTTAGATAAATATGGGTTCAAATTTTTAGAGAACACAGATTGGCAAGGATCAATCGCGTGGTACCTACCTAAGCAGGGCAAACTAGTTCTAGTACGAGATCATTTTGGGGCTAAACCTTTATGGTGGCGCTGGGATGGAACTAATTTTGAATTTAGTACTACTTTGACTAGTTTTCTTAGTAAAGAAATTGATGAAGATGAAATGACACCTCAACTATTAAGGAATACTCAATCTTTTGGAGACAAGTGTATATATAAACAAATCCATAAGGTAGAGCCAGGTGGCTGGTTAGAGTTTGATTTAAATGATAATTTTAAAGTGCATAGGAAAAATTTATGGAACTATTTTGATATGCTATCTGAACCATTAGATACAGCAGAGTTTAGATATAATATCAAAGAAGCAGTTCATAAAGTTTCAAAAAATAAGAACAAAACAGCATTATTTCTAAGTGGTGGAATGGACAGTACAATGGTTGCCTCGCTTTTACGTGATTGCGAAATAGACTTAGAAGTTTTTACAATGGGGTACAATTTAAATCAAAAAGGAAAGCATTGGGATCAGAAAAATTATGCTGGAGAGGCTGCTATGGCAATTAAAACTGCCGAAGATTGGGGATATAAAGTACACCACCTAACATTAGATAAAGATGACGTTGATAACTATGGGAAGATGTGGTTAGCAAATACACACTATTTATGGGCAGATCATAATAGACAAGCTCCTAGATATTTATTATGTAAAGCAGCTGCAGAGGCAGGATGTAAAGTAGTATTAAGTGGAGATAGTGGAGATGAATTATTTTCAGGGTATATTCACCATAACAGAAGATTTGAAAAAGGTTATTGTGAGAGCTTAACAAGAAACTTCAGTAATCAGAGGTGGTTTCCATATAAAGCATTTGGAGACGATCATCTGAATAACTCTCTCTTTTCAGATTTACTATGCACTTCAGAACAGAATATTCTAGCAACGGATCAAACTGCTGGAATGTTTGGAATGGAAAGTAGAATTCCTTTGTTAACTCAAAGTTTTGCTAAGTATGTATTAAGTATAATGGGTAGTGTTAAATTTCGACAGACAAAGAAATATGCAAAAGGAACAAATAAATTTTTAATGCGGGAAGTAATGAAAGATTACTTACCAGAGCATGTACAAACTAGAAAAGAAAAAGTAGGTTGGTCTAGTCCATGGGACAATAATCACCCTCAACTAACTCATAGATGGAAAGTGCAAGCATTAGACTTTCTTAGAACACAAATTAAATGAATAAACCAAAAACAAAATATTGGGGTAGGTATAGAACAACTACATATGACTGGTATCTAAAATGGATAGCTAGTATAATTATACTTTGTGCTATGTCTATAAGAGGAGTACCAGAGTTATCGACACTAGACTTACAACTGTCTATAACAGGAGTATTTCTGTGGTTAATAGTATCTCTAGTATGGAAAGATAGAGCTTTAATTCTTCTTAATGGAGTAGGTCTTTTGTTTTTAGTAAAAAATTATATACAAATGATGGGATTATGAAGGCAGTTTATGCGAATAGGATACAGATTGAAGGTAGCGCTAGTTTACTTGAGGATATGGAAAAGGAACTTACATATACTTTACCTCCTCGTATGCCGCAAGATCCCCCTATGGTTCTAAAAACAATTAGACCTTTAAGAGAAGGTTTAGTTTCTATACCAATGGGGAGAACGGATTTAGTACCTACTGATTACGATATAATCGATAAGCGAGTTATGGTGCCTGCTATCTTTCCTGAATTTAGGTTTACTTTACGAGCAAGTCAAAAAACGACGGTTGATGAAGTAGATGACAGTGCTATAATTAACGCTTGGGTTAGTTGGGGAAAGACAGTAGCAGCTTTAGCAATAGCTGCGAAGCTTGGTCAAAAGACACTCATAGTAACCCATACAACCAATTTGAGGAACCAATGGGAAAAGGAAGTACAGAAAGCTTTCGGAATACAAGCTGGCAGAATCGGGTCAGGAGTCATGGACACTTCGTCCCCAATAGTAGTGGGGAACATTCAGAGTTTATACCGACGCGTCGAAGACATAAAACATTTGTTCGGGACAGTCGTTTTAGACGAGATGCATCATGTGAGTTCACCGACCTTCACTCGTATTATAGACGAAATGCCCGCGAGATATAAGATAGGTTTGACAGGCACGTTGGAAAGAAAAGATGGTAGGCATGTAGTCTTTAGGGACTATTTTGGGCATAATGTTTTGAAACCGCCCAAAGAAAATTACATGACTCCAAAAGTTGATATTGTTAAAACAGATATAAGATTCCTTGACGGTTCTTACACGCCCTGGGCTGAAAGAATAAATCATTTAGTGAATACTGAAGAATATGTACACACTATAAGTATGATTGCAGCTAAGTATGCTGCTGAAGGACACAAAGTATTAGTAGTATCAGATAGAGTTGCATTTCTAAAAGTCTGTCATAGATTGGTAGGAGATAATTCAGTATGTATTACAGGGGATATGGAATTTGGAGAACGAGAAAAAACTATGAAGTTAGTAGGAAAATCTAAAAATATACTATTTGGAACACAAGCAATATTTTCAGAAGGTATATCTTTAGATGCTCTTAGTTGTTTAGTACTAGGCACACCAGTTAATAACGAACCTTTATTAACCCAGTTAATTGGTAGAATAATAAGAAAATTACCCAATAAAAGACAGCCCACAGTAGTAGATATTCATTTAAAAGGTAAAACAGCCAGTAGACAAGCTAATGCTCGAATGGGTTATTATATGAAACAAGATTATAAGGTTAATGTATTATGAAAGGATTCAAAGGGAAGCAGTTAAGCAACAAAAAAATAGTGCTTGACAAATGCTTGTTATTTTGGTATAATATATGATATATTATAATTGGAAAAAGATTGTAAAAGCGAGCAACGGAAGCGTTGCTGACATTATAACGATACTTAGAATAATTACATATAAAATTACACCTAAGAATTACTATGATAGAACTTTTAAGTTTTACGAAAAGAATTTTGGTGGTAGTAGTTTTCTGATAAACCCAGATGAACTACTTACTGTTGGACGTGCACAATACAGTGATAAAGAAGTTGCAGAGTATGTTGGTATCGCATCCTTCCGCAATTATCATGAGTACGTCAAAAACTTAGATACTACATTAGACCTCATTTTCTGTAAAGTTAATGAGGACATTATAAAGCAAAACAGACTGCTCGATATTAGAGATGGGTTTATTCACTTTAAATTTGAGGAGACAACAATGGAGAAAAATTATGGCAATTAGCTTTAATACCACAAAGGGCTCTGCCCAAAAAGAAAAAATTGAAACTTATAATTTCAGTAACAAAGAGGATCATAGTATTCGTCTAGTAGGCGATCTACTTCCTCGATATGTTTATTGGGTTAAAGGTGAGAACAACAAAAATATTCCTATGGAGTGTTTGTCGTTTGATCGTGAAAGCGAAACCTTTAACAACAAAGAACATGATCACGTTCGTGACTTCTTCCCTGACCTAAAATGCGGATGGGCTTATGCCGTTCAAGGCATAGACTTGGCTGATAATTCTATCAAAGTAGTAAATCTGAAAAGAAAACTCTTTGATCAAATTTTAGTAGTAATGGAAGAAATTGGAAACCCAACAGATCCAGCAACTGGTTGGGATATCCACTTCAAAAGAAAGAAAACTGGACCACAGGTATTCAATGTAGAATATCAACTTCAACAACTGAAGTGTAAAGCAAGAGAACTTAGTGACGCTGAGAAGGAACTTACAGCCGAATTAAAGTCTATGGATGATGTACTGCCCAGACCTACACCTGATGCTCAACTTGAGCTTCTTAGAAGGATTACTGAGCAAGCATCTAACGATACTGTTGATGAGGAATTTGACGTAGCATGATTTTATTCACAGCTGATTGGCATTTAAAATTGGGACAAAAGAACGTTCCTTTAGAATGGGCTTGCGCTCGTTATAAGTTGTTTTTTGACCAAGTTAAAGCATTAGAGTCAGACTGTGACATGCACATCATAGGCGGGGATTTGTTTGATCGAGTCCCCTCTATGGACGAACTTACTTTATATTTTGATTTTATTAGTGGCATAACGATACCTACTATTATTTATGACGGTAATCATGAAGCTACTAGGAAAAATAAAACTTTCTTTTCAAATCTAAAGAAAGCAACAAAAGATATAAATCCTCTCGTTAGTATTATAGATACTACAAAGATTTACCATCAAAAAGGTTTTGCTATCTTACCTTATGCTGATTTGCATAAAAAAGGTAGTATTGAAGCGATTAAAGGAGTATCACATTTATTTACTCATGTAAGGGGTGAGATTCCACCTCATGTGATGCCTGAAGTCGATTTAAATAGGTTTAATAGGTTTGATACTGTCTTTGCAGGAGATTTACATGCCCATGCTAATACGCAAGGAAATATAATATATCCTGGTAGCCCAATGACTACATCATTCCATCGAGCTAGAGTTCAAACGGGTTATCTACTAATTGAAGATGATTTTTCTTGGGAGTGGGGAGAATTTGATCTACCCCAGTTAATCAGAAAAACAGTAGATGACCCGAATGACATGATCGCTACCGAGTGGGATCATACAATATATGAATTAGAAGGAGATGTTCAAGATTTAGCATTAGTAAGAAACTCTGAACTTTTAGATAAGAAAGTTGTAAGACGAGAACTTGAAGCAACTCTAAATCTTACTCCCGAGATGTCTATTAGTGATGAACTAGTAGTATATCTACAAGATATATTAGGATTAGATGAGAATAAAATTAAAAACATAATAGGAGTGTATAGTGATTATTCTACAAAAGCTGAGTTGGGATAATTGTTTTTCTTACGGCGCAGGCAACGAAATTGATTTAGCTAACGCCAATTTAACTCAATTAGTAGGAACTAATGGAGTGGGAAAATCATCTGTGCCCCTTATTCTTGAAGAAGTATTATTTAACAAGAATAGTAAAAATGTAAAAAAAGCAGACATAGCTAATAGATATGTGAATCAAGGTTATGATATTAGTTTAGATTTTAGTGTTGATCAAGATAGTTATAATATAACAGTATCAAGACGAGCAACTTTAAAATGTAAGTTAACAAAAAACGGAGAAGATATAAGTAGTCATACTGCTAGTAATACTTATAAGACAGTATTAGAAACATTAGGTATTGACTTCAAAACTTTTACTCAATTAGTTTATCAGAATACTAACACGAGTTTGCAGTTTTTAACTGCTACCGATACTAATAGGAAGAAGTTCCTAATTGATTTACTAAAATTAGACGATTATGTCGCGTTCTTTGAGACGTTTAAAGAGGCTGTAAGGCTAACTACTCAAGATGTTATAAAGCTAAACGCAAAAACAGATACAATAGTTAAATGGTTAACAGACAACAAATTGGAGAGTATGACACTACTTGAGAAAGTGAATTTACCAAAAATCTCGGAAAAAGATGAACAAGAACTGCGTTCTCTACAAGTAAGACTTGAAAATATCCATGAGAAAAATCGAAAAATAAATGATAATAATAATCTGTTGGAAAGGTTAAAATCAATAGACATAGATCAATGCCGTAAAGACTTAGAAAAGTGTGAAACAGTTAAACCAACTTCAAAATTAGTTTCTAAAATTGGAGCTATGGAATCTCGTAGAGAACAAGAGTTAGCTATGAGTGAGAAATATGAAACTCTTAGAAATAAGCGAAGATCATATGATCTAAAAACTAAGGAAGTAGAACCTATGACTTGTCCTACCTGTGAACAAGAAATAGATATGGAGTTTGTAAACGACCAATGGGATAAACATGAGCTACAAGTGGCAGGATACACAATAGCAATAAAAGATGTTCAAGGAGAACTGGAGGAAATAGAAAATGAAAATCAAATACATAGGGAGGCAGCCCGAAGAACAAGAGAGTGGGAAACCCTCTACAGGAGTGTTGACACCAGCATCTCAACAACAATATTTGACAAAGCACAAGTGGAAAGTCAAATACGAGAGTTGGAAGACAAGGTTAAAGAAGCGCGTGAATCGCTCAATGAGATAATTGATGAAAACACAAGAAGAGAAAGACACAATACTAGAATTAGTATTATTGGAGAACAAACTTCAGACTTTGAAAGTGAGTTGGATGGAATTACAAATTCACTCGGACGTATCGAAGATAAGCTTTCAATTCTTGAAATACTTAAAAAAGCATTTAGTACGAACGGACTTCTCGCCTATAAAATCGAATCCCTCGTAAAAGAGTTAGAAGATTTAACAAACGAATATTTAGCAGAATTTAGTGATGGACGTTTCTCTATTAACTTTGTAGTAGAAAATGATAAGTTAAATGTTGAAGTTACGGATAATGCAAAAATTATAGATATATTAGCCCTCTCTAGTGGAGAGCTAGCCAGAGTTAATATTGCTACATTAGTAGCTATTAGAAAACTAATGACTTCTATCAGTAGAAGTCAAATCAATGTGCTATTTCTTGATGAAGTAAATCAAGCACTTGATGAAGCAGGAAAGGAGAAGGTCGTAGAGATACTTCTCAAAGAAGAAACGCTTAATACATTTTTAGTTTCTCACGGGTGGACACACCCATTACTTGAGAAAGTGGAAATCATTAAGGAAGACAATATAAGTCGATTGGAGTAAAAAATGGATATAGAAGCAGCAATAAAGAAAATAGTTTCAGAACACCTAGACATCGAGTATGATGCTGTTAGGGGTAGTTTTATGGACGATCTGGGAGCAGATTCTCTAGATACTGTGGAGTTAGTAATGCAAATTGAAGAAGAATTTGACATTGAAATACCAGACGAAGATTCGGAACTTCTAAAAACCGTAGAACAGTTAGTAACTTACCTAAAAAATAATACCTAATGGTAAACAGTAGAGCGAAAGGCGCAAAAGCCGAACTGCTCGTTGGTAATATGCTAAACAGGCATACAGGATTGAATTTTATTCAAACGCCTGGTTCGGGGAGCGGTAAGATCAAAGGTGATCTATACCTAGAACATGAACATAATGTATTCCTGATAGAAGTAAAATTTTACAAAGACGACGCAGTTACAAGTAAAGTTTTCACAAATAAAAGTAATAATTTTGTGCAATGGTGGAAAAAACTATTAAGACAAGCTCAAGACAAAGAGCTAGAACCCTTACTATTTTATAAAGCTAATTATGCAGAATTTTTTGTAGCAACAGTAAGAAAACCACAAAGTAGTATCAGATATATGTATGTTAATTGGCTAGGAGCCTATATATGTCTTGCTGAAAAATGGTTAGAACACGAAATAACGGAATTTAGTAATGGCAATAGAATTTACGAACCTTGGAAAGCCAGCCCCGAATGGGAACTTGCTGATAGTTGATGGTCTCAACTTAGCATTTCGCTGGAAACATCAGAAAAAAGAGTTTTATAAACAAGAGTACATACGAACAGTAGACAGCCTCGCAAAATCCTACAACTGTGGAGACATAGTTATACTAGGAGATGGAGGAAGCGATTATAGAAAAAGTATTGATCCTGAATATAAAGCAAACCGTAAAGAGCGGTATAAAGACCAAACAGAAGAAGAAAGAAAAGAATTTGAAGATTTCTTAGGAGAATTTCAAAAGACAATGGAAGCCTTAGAAGCTAAAGGCTATTTAACAATGAAGTACAACGGTGTAGAAGCCGATGACATAGCTGCGGTTATATGCCTCGCAAGAGAAGAGATAGGAATAGAAGATATATGGATGGTGAGTTCAGACAAGGATTGGGATCTTCTAATCACAGAGAACATATCACGGTTCTCAACCGTAACAAGAAAAGAAACAACAATAGGAAATTGGGACGAGCATTATGATTTTGATCCAGAGTATTACTTGACTTTCAAGTGCTTAACAGGAGATAAAGGAGATAATGTCCCAGGAGTTAGTGGTATCGGTCCAAAACGTGCCGCAGGTATTATAGAAGATTATGGAGATGTCTTTGACATCATGACAACATTACCAATAGAAAGTAGGTATAAATTCATGCAGAACTTAAATGAGTTCGGTGCTGAAGCCCTAGAAACTAATATAGAGTTAATGGATCTTTCATACGACCCTGATGCGCAAGTACTGGGACGACGATCAGAAATAATAAAATTAGTGAGGAATTATGTCAGTAAAAATTGATTATAGCAGGGATAGCCTACTCGATGAGTTTGCACTTGCAACTTTGAAAGATAGGTATATGGTTGGGGGAGAGAACTCACCGCAAGAAGCGTTCGCGCGTGCGGCTGAGGCTTTTGCTGATGACGAGAATCACGCACAAAGATTATATGATTACGTTAGTAACTTATGGTTCATGTTTGCAACCCCGATTTTATCAAATGGGGGTACATCTCGTGGATTACCTATTAGTTGTTTTCTGAATTATGTTGATGACAGTAGAGAAGGTATTACAGAACACTATGTAGAAAACGCTTTCCTATCTTCTTTTGGAGGTGGAATTGGTGGAACTTGGAGTGATGTAAGATCACAAGGTACGCCAAC